GAATAGTAGATTCGATAAGCCCTTGCGCCAAAGCTGCTGCTGCCATACTAGAGGAACCTAATCCTCGTTGCTGCATAATCTCATTTACTTTACGAACAGTAGGAGAAGCCCACGGAGGAAACTGCCCTGTCTCCATACCTTCTGTAAGTTTTTCAATCTGATATGCTATAGAAGCTTCGTTAGCTAAAGTCTGTGTCTGTGCTTCAGCTAGACTTCCACGTTCCAGCATCTGTTGTTTTGTACGCTCGTCTACAACCTGATTAGGGTCTACTACATCATTTTGAGTAATGGACCCTGTAGCTGCTGTAGCTGTAGGCATGTTGCTAAAAGTGCGTTCTACGTTCTGTATTTGTGCGGCGTCTTGAGCTTGCACATTTACATCAGGTATTCCAGTAATTAAATTAGGACTAGAAACACGCGCTCGTTGTTCACTTGTGTCTAAAAATTTATCTTGATCTGCAAGAAGCTCATCTGCTTGTACTTGTTGAGCTACAGGATCATACAACATTTCCACATTAGAAGGGTCTGTACGACCTGTCTGAGTGACAACATTAGGAACACCAATAGCTTGCTGACCACGAATAGCTAAAATAGGTGCGTTAACTATATTTGGATCGGGTAAACTTACTATCGGGTCTACCGCTACTTCTTCAGCATCAGTTTGTTCTTCAGACATCTTTACCTATCTTTCTTAATTAAATTTTGAATAGTTTTTGTTTCATATATACGAATAGAAAACCACACAAGAGTCACAAAAGATACAAGAGGAGGAAGCCATCCAGCTAAAAGAGCTAATGTAGAACTTACACCTACAACGTCTCCTACTGTTTTAAGCTCTTCTGTCATGTAGAAGCTCTTGGGTTTTGAGGCCACTCATCGAACTCTGAGGCTTTTTTACCAGCATCTTTCATCTCTTTTGTAAATACTGTCATAGCCTCAAGACTTGCAACATCTGATTTATCATCAATAGCAGTTTCTAGTGCAACAGCTTTTGCTCTTAGGTCTGTGCGCCACTTTGCAAGGTCTGCTGGCTTTGCAGTGCCGTTGTCCTGTTCTCTAATAACAATCCAATCAGTTTGTGCTAGATAGCCACTTAGTACATCAGAGACATGCTTCTTCATTGTATTCTTAATATCATTAATGTCTCTAGCAGTTTGTGTTCTAGTAACAACAACCTTATCATCTTTAACAGCAGGAGCAGACTCAGAAGAAGTGTAGAACATATTGTTTATCCCACTACCTTCATACTCATAAGGTACAATGCCAATGGCTTTACGCTCTTCATCTGTCCAAGCACGGGTAAAGATAGACTTAGGATATTGCACATTATTAATTGTCATGGATTTTGGTTGGTTAATAATCTCTACCAACTGACTGCCCATAATTCTTGCCCACATAGTCTAATTTCCTTTCTTAAAACAATCTATACTTTTAACAACAGAGTTTGGTCCGTAGTGTATTTTAGAAAAATCTTTTAATTCTTGTAAATTATCATAGATATGATTATAACATTCTTCTATTTTAGAAAACTCTAGTAGTTTAGAATTTTTATAGTTTACTTCTAGTGCATCTAAGTCATTAGAAGGATTTAATAAAAACATAAAAATTACAATCTTAAACATAATTACCTACCATATATAGGAGGTAGCGTACCATTTCCCCCTATATCTGCCATAGCCATATAAATAAATGTGTTGCTTGCGTTACCACCACCAGTAGTTCTCCACTTTATGCCATCTGACAATAGGTCAGCGACATTACCTACCGTCTCTGTTCCATTTGACTCGGCCTGCAAAGACGCTTCGTTGGATAAAGAATTAAAACCACGTTTAGAATCAATAATAAACCAACCACCACTCGCGTCTATATTTTTAGCCATGAAAAAACTAGGTTTAAAGTCTAAGAAGACGTAACTTCCATTACCGTCGTTATTGCCTTCGTAAAGTCCGATCTTGCACACACCCGGAACTGATCTAAATGCATAACAAATCATTTGACCACTAGACCTATTCGTTCCGTTATTACTTCCTAATGTGATAAGCGTAGCAGAAGGTGCTGTATTATTAAAAGCTCCAGAATCCGTTGTCGTTGCGTCAGTCTCGTCTAGACGTAGTATTTTAGTATAACCTACGACATCATTACCTACTATCCAGCCATTTGCGTTATCTCGTTCTCGGTGAATCACCAGTTCGGGTGCTGCTGACAGACCGTGTTTAATTGATGCGCCGCTTGTTGCGTTACCCGTATAACTGATGATTGCCAGCGACTCACTTGTATTTACCCGACCAGATGAATCAAGCGTTCCAATTCCAGTCGCACTCGCGTCATTGCTAAAAGCAGTTCCAGCCGCCCAGCACCACGATATGAAATTTTCGGTGTTATCATTGTACCCGTTGGCTCCGCTGCCCAAAGAAAATGACCCAGTTCCAAAAGCAGTAAGTCCGTTTGAATCGGTTTGTTCGGCATTTGACGCATCGTCTGACGAAAGCTCTTTTGTTGCACCCCTAACAATGTCTACTAGCTTATGCTCATCATCTTGAGAACGATTTTTAATCCACACCCATGCTGGATCAATATCAGTTGAAATTGATCTTGTAGAGCCGTTGCCTGTATATGTTACAGGTTGAAAGTAGTCTGCGCCTTGATGGTCTGGTGCTGGTAGATCAGCAGTGTTTAAACTCACCAAACTTGTAATGGTTGAATAGTTGTGTGCAAAAGAAGATTGACCACTATTGTATGTGATTGTGCCAGAACTCGGATTCACCTGAACAACATAAAAATTAAATACTTCACCAGCGGCTCTTCTTACAAAGCTTCCACCAGTAATTGCTGCATTCGTTGTTGTCCCTGCTTGAATTTCTGATTGAGTCGCGCTGTTTAAAAGTGTGCCATTTACAGCAAAATAGACTGCACCAACATCACAATTTACAATAACATCTACAACGTCTCCGTTGGAAAGAGCGCCACCACTCACATATGTATTAGTAAAATTTCCATCAATCACTAGGCCTAGATCACCAGCATTTGAAAAAAGTACAACTTCGCCTTTACCAGCAACAGAAGTTGCAGCGGTGTGATAAGTTCCAGCAGTGTTCGTCGGTCCTCCAATACCACATCCAGTTTGTCCAACACTGTCAAAAGTAAATTGAGTTCTAATAATATTACTACCGCTCATCAAAAACGGAATTGTCATTTTAATCCATTGATTTGATGCGGGAGTTACGGCTGTGCGACCTCCATTTGATAAAGTAAATGCATTACTACGAATAGCATTTGGATTAAACACTGAATAAGTTTTGCTGGGTGTGCTAATTGACTGATTAGCACTGCTCATATTGTTAGCAGTAAAATCATTGTTTTTTGACGAGCCATCATTGCCGAGATCACTCGAATTTTCATACGTGAGAAGGAAACTGTTGTTACCTCCAGTACCTACAATAGTTGCAATGTCACTATTTTTCTTAGGAATAAACTGAGAACCATTACTTCCAAGCGTAAACGTATCTAAAAAATCTGATATACTATAATCACCTTGCTGAAAACTTTTATCAGTTATCAGTGCTGTTTGCGCCATATACCCAATCATTTGGTTTTGGCCAACCGACGTTGGAGAACTGTTTACCAAATGCGTTGCGTTTCTACCCCAGCCAATATCTGCACTTGATCCAAAATTGTTGCGCGTTAAAAAACTTGTAACTTCTTCGCCATTTATAAAAAGTTTTTGACTCGCGTTTGAATTTTGGGATGTATCAATTGTGACCAAAATGTGATACCAACCCATGTCCCTAAAAATTTGATTTGTCTGTAGTACGGTCACGTCGAAAGCAAGCAACCGTAACGAATTAGGATTTGCCTCGCCCACGTCTTCTCCTGTTAAATCCAAGACCAAATAATCATTAGCATTGCCACCGTTCACCGACATAAACATACCCTGTGCGCCAAAAGAAGTTCGTTGTATCCAAGTAGAATATATTGCCTCCTTCCTACCAGAATCAGCAGCAGCAGAGTCTTGTGATAGGTAGTCACCAGAATCAAACCATGCTGAATTACCAATCAAAGTTGTGTCAAATGGCGCTGTGCCAGTAGCTCCAGAAGCTCCAGCCAGCAAATTATTTTGAAATACCATTCTACGAAGGCACCTTTACGTCAAGCGATACGACAGCGTGTATAATTGAGGCACTCATAACAATGTAGTCAATACGATCTACAGCCGATGCTGTAGTCGTTAGCGTAGGTGCAGTTCCACCAGCAAACGCAAACTTATTACCAAAAGCAAGTGTACGACTACCTGTTCCGTCCTGTGTAACAAATATAGAACCAGTTTGTCCAGCGTCAATATTATTTGGGTTTGCAAGTGTACGATTTCCACCTAAAGTTACAGAAAAGTTTTGTGCAGTATCAAAGTCAGGTGTAATTGTAGAACCGTCTGTAAGCGCACTAATTGTTGCTAGTGCAGGTCCGTTAACTGAAAGTTTCTTTGCAGGAGATGTTGTATTAATACCAATGTTACCTCCTGATGTAATTGCTATAGCATCAGTATCAGACGCACTGCCAATCGTGCCAGCATTTGGTATTACAATATTGCCACCAGTGGTCATTGTGCCGCCACCAGTGTACGTACCCGAAACATCTAGGTTTGCGTTTACGTCCATCAAAGTAGCGTTGACTTCTACTTCGTCAGTAGCATTAATATCTAGAACAGTAGCACTTGGAGCGTTAATAGACTGTGAAGCATCATTAAACTGAAGAGCCATCGTGCCGTTAAGAAGAAGCCCTGTATCGTGTACGTGTGTAAGAGTTACATCATTGTCCGCACCAAACCCTAAAATAGAAGCGTCAGAAGCTAGTTTTACATCGTGATTAAACGAAGCTGTGCCAGCGTCACTACCGTCAATCGTTAAGAACGTTGTGTCAGAACTACCGTCTGTACCCTTCAGTATGATGTCTGTATCGTTACCTTGAGCATCGATGGTGATATTGCCAGAAGTAGTCGTAAGATTAATTGCAGCATCACCAGCAGCAATGTCATCAGCAGCAGTAGTAGTTGCAGCATAGGTCTTAATGTCAGACGCTGGAATTGTCTTCATAGTTCCACCGTCATTTATAATAAACCCGTCAGAGTCTGCAATTGTGATCGAACCACCTACAGACGTTCCACCGTCAAGAAGATTAATCTCAGCAGCAGTAGAGGTTACGTTTGTACCTCCAATGTCTAGCGTGGTCATGGAGACCTCACCAGCAACTGTAAGAACACCACTGGCTACAGTCATCAGGTCTGTATCTCCTGTATGACCGATTGTGGTTCCGTTAATAATTACATTGTCTACAGTAAGAGTTGTTAGAGTGCCTACAGATGTAAGGTTAGGCATTGCTGTAATTTCATCGTCAAAGTACGCTGCTAGGTCTGTAACAGCGACCTGCTTCATGGTGCCACCGTCGTTAAATACAACACGGTCAGCATCCGCAACTGTCGTAGCGGTTGCAGAGGTTCCTCCATCTACGATGTTAAGCTCTGCGCCTGTAACTGTTAAAGCTGTTCCACCGATAGATAGAGCATTTGCAACTGTAACGTTTCCTGCAAACGCTGCCGTAGAATTAGCTACAGTAGCGTTAGGAGTTAAGGTCATGTGCGTTACATACGTACCTGCACTGTTTATATCATTACCTAGTGTAAGCGTTCCTCCATCAGCAATATTTAGTTTCCATTCATCGCCAGCGTCATCACCTTGATCTGCTTTCAGAACTACGCCCAAAGCAGCGCCTTCTACGTTTGCTGCAATCTCTAGAGAGTTATTTGTAGTTTCATCATATTTTATAGTGATGTCATCGTTAGTTCCTAAAATTATATTTTTATCATCAATAATTTTAACATCATCATCAAACTTAAAGTGATCCTCATCTTCCATCCAAGAAAGCACACCATCACTAGTCTCACCGTCAAACGTCAGTACAACATCAGTTCCTGCCGTACCTAGACCAAACGTCAAAGCATGTCCGCGAAGCGCAGTAACGTTGCCGCCTTCACCATCAGTCCCATCATGCGTGTGACCACTTGTACCAAAAGCACTTAGAATGGCATTAAATTCATCATTAGAATCTGCGGCATCGATAGTGTCGCCATCACTGTAAGAGCTTTGTCTTGCTGAATACGCTGTACCCATTTTTATTACATCCTTGTTCCCGGTGTGAACTCTAGTTGAAAACCTTTAAGTGTGATTGGAGGATTGCTTGAAATATCATCTATCTTCACAACAGCAGTAAATCCGCTGCCCTCTATAGATTGTCGTATAATTGGAAAACCGTCAGAACCGTAAACACCTGTACCATACAAAGCAGAGCCGTAGATGGCTTGTGTGCTTTGTGTAGTAAGAGAATAGTCTGCTGGTTGTGGAGTTGCAGGGTCTTCAAAATCAAACTTTACGCCAAGCGAAAGAGCGACTGATCCTTCTGCATCGTAGTTAACGTTAATGCGTTGCATGTTTTTACGAATACCCGCATCACCTAATGTCAGATCAGGAGAGCGGTAGCTGGCTTGAATATTTGTACCCGCAAAAGTATTTCCAGATTCTTGCTTGTATATATATCCGTCAAAACCTCCATGCACGACCAACTCATCATCGTTAATAAACTGTGAGTCTGAGCAAGAAGGTTTAATGCCACGTATGTCAGACCACTCCCAACCTACTTGGCCTTGTGGATTACCTTTAATAACTCCGATAATGCCGGGAGATGCAGACTCTACACCGCCAGACGAAGGAGTGAAAATTCTGTACTGACTTTTGTCTCGTATGACTACAGAAGAAATTCTGTCTAAAATAATGTTTTGAAACCTACGTTGAATAGGTTTAGAAATAACACCAAGTTCTGTATCACCGATACGCGCTGTACCTTGAACTGTACGAATACCGTCTGGGCCTAGAAAAACGAGATCACCTCCTATTTCCTGAATGCTGAACCCATCAAGACATCCTAAAGTACGAGAGACTGAAGCTACTGCAAAAGACGATACTGTACTACCAGTAATTTTAAATATACGATCTTGGCAAAATATAAACAGGCTATCGCGGAATACTTTTAATCCTGTAATAGCATCATCAACTTTGATTGATCCTGCACCATTTCCTGAATTAAAATCATCTTCGTTAAACGGTGCAGAAAATACAAGTTCTTGAGGAGTACCCGACATTCCTGCATAAAACATATGTTCTCTAAAAGACGCTACAAACTTAGCACCACTTACAGAACTTTCAGATATGGTAGATACAGAAGTATCATTAACTACTCTCGGAGCGTCAGACCCGTTTACAAAGATTACCTTTTCAGTATTTTCGTAGTTGTATCTTTCAAAGTACACTCTTGCTGAAGAGGATAGACCTGTTGTCAGGCTTGTCCAAGAACTTCCAGTTCCGTATACTAAGCTTCCTCCAGAAACAGCATAAACACGTTCCTTATAAATAAACACACCTTGAACAGTATTTGTTCCGTTTGGCTGGCTAGAAGAATACTTTTCTGTTCCGCTTAGACGGCGATAACCGCCCAATACAGACGGTTCAAAGTTTTGTAATTTTGTAGCTGCTCCGGGTGGCATGGAATATACATCCTGATCTAAAATAAGACCTCCCGAAGTCGTAACAATACTTGAGGTTATTTCTTGTGTCATGGCGTTGTATTATAAAGCCTCATTCCTGCTGGGTAGAAATAATCTTTTGTGTTAATAAGTTCGATACGCATACGAGCTAAACCTTCTTTGTAGTCCTTTTCAGATAACTGTGCAGCAGGTACATTTGCTCGTAATATGTGGCAATAATATTTACCACGGTTTACAATTACATCATCGTAACGTGAGGGTAGATCAGGACTGTCACCGTGCGCTGAAAGATCAGTGTGTGTTTTATAATATTCATAACGCACACTTAACGTGCCTCTATCAGGTATAGGTGTAAGTCCGTACTTGTCATCAAATGTTTCATATACATAGTATGGTATGCCAAACTGATCTGTGTCTGTAGGATTGAGATCACGATCAGAAAACTTGTCTAGCCACTCATTGTAAGAAAGAAATACAAGCTTGCGAGGAGATATATTTTCAGATACCTCCACACTATCTACGTCGTAGTTTGCAGAAGCAGAGTTAGAAAAACCTATAAATGTAGAAGTAGTAGTAGCTGTAAAGGTAACCGTATGAAACTCACCATCTCCTAAGTTTGAGATGGATAGTGTCTGTGTGGATATCTGAGTGCCACCAGACCCTGTACCAATGTTTAGTGTAATATCTCCACCAAACGTACGACACCTAAGAACGTACTCTTTGTTTACGACTGTGCTAATAGACTGTTCAGCCCCAGCGTTATTAAGACGTAGACGTTCAGAAGCGTTAGCAGGACTTCCTGAAGTAGTACTCCAGCTAGTGATGTTTGATGTAAAAGTACCGTTTGTAATTAAATTAGACGGTATTAATACAAAAGTATTCATGTTGGCTTGTCGAGCATCAGACTGAAAACCATACTCTTGTGTTCCTACCGTAAGCCCATCTGTTTGATC